AGGTGTAAAAAAATCACAAGCGAAAGAAGAAGAAGAATTCAGAGTTTGGTATGTAGGAATTACACGAACAATGAAAAATTTATATTTAATAAAATGTAAAAACAAATCAAAGGAATTTAAAATATGAGAAATGAACAATTAACTTTATTTGAACAACCAGTAATAAGTAGGACATTAGATAATCATCTTCTTGTACCTAAAAAATTAGAAACCTTTATGCCAGAAATTGTACCGGATAAATATATTATATATCCAACTGGGGGTTTGCATCTTTTTCATAAACACGCACCCAAAGGTTCTATCTACACAAAACCTATTTGGCCTTTTATAACGTCTAGTAGTGGACATAATAAAGTTAAAAGGGTTGCTATCTATTTTTCGGACGCAACTAATTATATGATGGTAAGTCTTGTTGATAAAAATCATCCTCAAACTTGTCCTAAAATGCTACATGTCATTGTAGCAAACGCCTATGTTTGGAATGCAGATCCTATAAAATATTACCAAGTATCTCATAAAGGAGATGATAAATGTAATTACTTACCTGACAATCTAGAACATACAACAGGAAGCGGCAACCATACCGGAAAAAAGAACAAGAGACTTTCTAGCAGAGAGGAAGATTATCTATTTGCGAAAGCTAGAGGTTTTATATTATGAAAAACCCATACGATAAACAAATCGGCGGATCACACTATCAGCAATTTAAAATTCAACCGAGTAAATTTGTAATTGAAAATGAGTTGCTATATCCTGAAGGATGCATTATAAAATATATCTTGAGACACAGATTGAAAGGAAAAAGACAAGATTTAGAAAAAGCAATTCATTTTATAGAAATGATTATTGAAAGAGATTATGGAGAGGAAACAGAAAAAAGTCAAATCTTTGAATCAAAAATAAACAACCAACAAAAAGGAATAAATAAAAATGTTTGAAGCACAGACAGAATGGGTTAAGCCCGACGAATTTCCAGACTTAAGACAAGCCGATACTATTGCAATAGATTTAGAAACACATGACCCAGATTTAAGATCTAAAGGATCGGGTTCTATAGTTGGAAGGGGTAAAGTTGTAGGAATAGCTGTCGCTGTCGATGGCTACTCAGGATACTTTCCTTTCGATCATGAGGGGGGTGGCAACCTTGAAAAAAGTAAAGTAATTCAATGGTTTACAGACATTTGTCAATCTCCTGCGGATAAAATTTTTCACAATGCAATGTACGATGTATGTTGGATTAGGGCGATGGGAATAAAAATAAATGGAAATATTTATGACACCATAATTGCAGCTTCCCTTGTAAATGAAAATAGATTTAGATTTGATCTCGGGTCTTTGGGTTGGGACTATGTTGGTAAAGGTAAAAACGAAACTGAATTAAATCAAATAGCAAAAGAATGGGGACTCGATCCTAAAGCAGATATGTGGAAGTTGCCGTCAATGTATGTAGGCAACTATGCTGAACGTGATGCAGAATTAACTTTAGCTTTATGGAAAGTCTTGCAGAAAGAATTAAGCGACCAGGATCTAGGGTCTATTTTTGAATTAGAAACGGATCTTTTTCCTTGTCTGGTTGATATGAGATTCCTTGGGGTGAAAGTTGACGTGAGTAGAGCTCATGAATTAAAGCGACAGTTAACATTACAAGAAGAAATGTTACTCCACAAAATAAAAAAAGAAACAGGAATAGATACTCAAATATGGGCAGCAAGATCGATTGCCAAAGTTTTTGAAAAACTTCACCTACCTTTTGACCGTACTGAAAAGACAAACTCTCCTTCATTTACAAAAAATTTCCTTTCCTCTCATGAACATCCTTTAGTTAAGATGATAGCAGAAGCGAGGGAAGTTAACAAGGCTCATACTACATTTATTGATACAATTATTAGATATGAACATTTAGGTAGAATCCATGCGGATATTAATCAGATTAGATCTGATAATGGGGGCACGGTAACAGGAAGATTTAGTTATTCTAACCCCAACCTACAACAAATTCCTGCTCGTAACAAAGACTTAGGTCCTTTGATTCGGTCTCTCTTTCTTCCAGAATCAGGTTGCGAGTGGGGATGCTTTGACTACAATCAACAAGAACCAAGACTAGTAGTCCACTATGCATCCCTTGATCAAGACGCAAGCGTCTCTAATGTTAGGAACGCCTACCAAGAAGGTGACGCAGACTTCCATACTATTGTTGCGAAGATGGCGGACATTCCAAGAACTCAAGCTAAAGTAATTAATCTTGGTTTATTTTATGGAATGGGCAAAGCAAAACTTCAAGCAGAACTTGGAGTCTCAAAAGAAAAAGCCGAAGAACTTTTTTCAATTTATCATAATAGGGTTCCATTTGTTAAAAAACTTATGAGAGGAGTTTCTAATAGAGCACAGCAACGTGGTCAAATAAGAACTTTATTAGGTCGTCTTTGTAGATTCCATTTATGGGAACCAAACAGTTTTGGTATGCATAAAGCATTACCATTAGAACAAGCAGTTCAAGAACATGGCCCCGGTATAAGAAGAGCATACACATACAAAGCTTTAAATAAATTAATTCAAGGGTCTGCTGCAGATATGACTAAAAAATCTATGTTAGATCTACACAAAGAGGGGATTATTCCTCATATACAAATACATGATGAACTAGATATTTCTGTAGAAAATGATAAACAAGCAAAACAAATAACTGAAATTATGGAATCTGCAGTTGACTTGGAGATACCAAACAAGGTAGACTACGAGTCCGGTAAAAACTGGGGTGACATACATTAAGGAGGAAACTATGGAAAAAATAGTTCAATACACTAAAAGATTATGGACTTTAGCTATAACTAATAAAAAAGCTACGGCTATAGTTATAGTTGCTATTATTGTTATATATCACTTAGCCACTAAGTAAATTATGTTAAATGGCTTATCTCAATGTAAATATACCTGCGACTTATGCACAGATTAGGAGAGAATATCTTCATGATCTTAAAGATCATCAGGGAGAAGTTGAAGACTGTATTATATTCGGTCTCGCATCTATTACGGGGCGCCCTATCTTGTTTCATGCTATTATGGAACAAGGGGCGGTCTTTTATAGATTACCTATCAGTGCTTTTATTCAACCAGGATTCAAACCAGAGGAAGTTCCTAAATGTAGGTTGGATGAACTTCAGTTGTGGAATTGTTTTAGTTACTATCCTACTGTTACTTCTTTCGACATCTTAGACGGTCAAGCAGGGAAATATTGGGGTAAAGATAAGAAATGGCACGAAGGAAAGTATCTTTTTACTGTTGACTGGGCCCATCCAGAGAGTAATATAATAGATACAGATCATTCTGAAATATCACACGAACACAAGTGTGCACATGTATTGGCCTTAGAAAATGGCAATTATGCGGCTCAACCCAACAATCGAATTATATGGCACATACCTTCATTTACTGTTAAAGAGGAGGTTCCATGGGATTGGAAGGTACAAACTTCTGATTGGAATGTTGAAGATACCGGTAAATGGAAAACGGAAGACACTGATAAGTTCTTCTATAAAATTGAGGAGAAAAAAGATGATTAGAAAAATTTTAAAAGTTGTTTGTTGGCCTTTCACCAAAGCTTTGGGATGGCTGGCAAGTGATTTACCGTCGGGTAAAAAAGAAAAAAACCCTGATGAAATAGAACCTGACCCGATTAAATGTTACACTCATTCAAGATATAAAAAATCTTGTGCTATTTGTCGTCAAGCCTTAGGGGGAGTATAAATGGCTAAATGCACTAAATGTTTTCACAATTGTCATTGTGACGGAGATTTACACGCAGATGAATACGGCTCCTGTGCATGTAAAAGTTGTGACTGTATAAATAAACAAGAACGAGCCCACGACTCAACTTATGAAACTAGTTATAAGAGTGATGTATGTGTGGTTGATGACACAGGGGAATGTGAAAGCTGTCAATGATAAATGACAAAATCATCTCGACACTCTTGGTATGTATTCTCGCACTCGGCGGGTGGACTCTCAGTCGTACCTTCTCCATCTCTCAAGATATGGTCCTGGTTAAAGAGAAGATTTCGCAAATGGAGAAACAACTTGATGAAGCGGTATGGAACTCTCTACCAGACGACTCGCACGGAAAGAAAAAGAAGAAAAAAAGATAATGAAAATATTAAAAACACTGGCTAGTGCCGGACTTATTCTCACATTCATCACAGGTATTTGGTTCATTGATGATAGATATGTAGATGCTAAAGATTTAAATAATTTAAAAGATCAAATCAATCTTAGAATAGACACATATGAATACAGAGAATTAACTAAACAATATTATGAACTTAAAAAACTTGTAAGGGAAAACCCGGATAGTCAAGAATTAAAAGAACAATTAAAAGAAGTAGAAAAGGAACGCGCTGATCTTAAAAAAAGAATAGACGCTAAATTAGAATAATGAAAACATTATTATTATTTATATACCACTACTCTAGTAAACTTCAAGTATGGAGTTGGCAGAAGTTATGGGGAGATAGAAAAAAAGGTTACGGGTATAAATAATGGCACTCAAAATTTCAGAAGAAGCAGCAGTACAAATGCCGATGAAAACGGT